AAAAAAATTTAATCCTGAGGCTTATGATAGACTTGTTAAGCGCTTCCTTGAGCTTGAAGCACGTTATAAGCGTAATAAGAAAGATTATGATATTGCAGTAAAGCAAGTTCGTACTTACTTTGATGATAAACATGGCATTGATATTATTGGATTATTAGATGATGATATTAATGAGGTCAAATAAATGAGACCAACTATTATTATCTGGTCTATTGTTATTCTTATTTTTATTGTTGTTAGTAGAACTTGTAGTTCAACGGCAGATAATGTAAAGAGTTATAATAATCCTAACCGACAATACGTGGCAGGGTGTCCATGAATTTTGTTGTTCGAATACGATAGGAGGTTTATGCCTCCGTCGTCTAGCGGTTAAGACACACGGCTTATACCCGTGCTTGGCGCCAGATTAGCGCAAAACGTTGGTTCGAATCCAACCGGAGGTACCGTTTTGTACCCATAGCTCAACCGGATAGAGCAGCAGTTTTCTAAACTGCTGGTTCCAGGTTCGATTCCTGGTGGGTACGAGATAATTAATATATGTTTGCTCGGTAGCTCAGCGGTGGAGCGGGGCACTGTTAATGCCTAGGTCGTAGGTTCGATCCCTACCCGAGCAGATGGGCAGATACCGAAGTGGCCAAACGGGGGAGACTGTAAATCTCTTGGCTTACGCCTTCAGTGGTTCGAATCCACTTCTGCCCAAATTAAGGAATATAAATTCTATCGTTAGCTATTTGATAAATTATATTAGTTACTGTTTGTAGATTTGTACAATCTTGAGGCGACACAACAGGTAATGAATAAGTTCTTGTGTATACATTCGCAGGAGTGGCAGTTGAAACATACGTATTACCTACCTTTACTATATCTCCTGTAGTGTAAGTCTTATAAGTAATAGTTACAGTCTGAGGAGCGGGTGATGTCCATTCAAACCAGTAACCACTTATGCCTAGCGTTGCAGTAGAAGAACCCAACCCTATCGCAGTAGAAGATAAGCTAACTAAGTCAATACCAAAATACTCATATGTTATAAGGCCCTTAGAATCACCAGCATATGATAACGAATCAATTTGAGTAGAGCCACAATAACCGACCTTTGTATAATTAAATCCGTATCCGGGTATGCCCTGCACGGACATAGTCATATCAACGTCATTATCGATAGCAGGCCCAGCCCAATCAACTTCTACTATCATATTCTTAAACGGTCCATATAGATATGTGAGAGGTGTTGGTGTAGGTGTTGACGTATATGTAGGTGTAGGTGTAAGAGTAATTGTAGGTGTTACTGAAGGGGTAGGTGGTATAGTAGGTGTAGGTGTGAAGGTCGGTGTAATAGAAGGGGTAGGTGTATTCGTAGGTGTAATTGTTGGTGTTGCAGGAAAAGGTGTATTCGACGGGGTTGGAGATGGTAGAATAGGTGATAACGGAACTAACCCGTTACCTTGATTAACTTTTAAAACATATTTTACCATAACTTATTTAGTTTAAATTAATTTGTATATCCAATGAAGGTATATCTAAAATTTCTGATTTTAATATATTGAGTATATTTGCCTGTATATTGTATATATAACTTAATACTCTATTAACTATGTTACATGTAACAAGTTCATTTGCACCTATATAAGCGTTTAAATCTTGGCCAAAATAAATGCTTTCTAGTTCATTGGGTAGGAGATATCTCGTACCTTTAAAAACAATATTACCTTTATCATCCTGTCTGGCTAAAAACTTTCCTATTATTTGATCTCTAAATCTCATATGATTAATTAAAATTTTAGAAATATTTTTATTTAATACCCAGTTTTGTAAGTACTCATCTCCGTTTAGCAGAATATTATCTAAATTATAAATATCAAAATCTCTTTGCGCTAAAATATCATAAAGATTTAAATTATCTACAAAATATCCTAATTTACCCGTATTATTATAAAAAGAGAATAATAAAACTATATCCCCTTGACTATGCTTATTAACACTAAAAGCATTAATAGAGTCAAAAGGCAAGTCATACTTGTAGAGATATAAAAGATATTTACCTACTGTCGGTTCTGGTCTAGTGGTAAATTTTTTATATACATTTTTATTAGATATTAAATAAAAAATATTATTATCTGTTTGTGAAATAACTATTTTTTTAAATATTTCACCCGATTCATTAAAAACATCATGTAAAAATTCTTGTTTTGTAGTAAATGTGTTATTATATTTTATAATCTTTGTATTAGTTAATATAAAAATGTTACCTTCATTATCACAAGCAATGTCAAGAGCATTCAAATTTAATAAATCTTTAGATAATCTATAAGTATATTGCCAGTTTAAATCTTTATCATATTTTTTAACGCAGCTATTACCTGCATCTAAAACAAACAAATATTTATTGTAAGAAGCAAGACCGGTAGGTGATTTAAATTCAGCTTTTGACTCTTTTTCTCCATAATTACCGATAGAATCTACATAAACTAAACGCTCATTTAAGATATTATTGGTTATAAAAAAACCGGTTGCATCATATTTTATGAGTTGGTTTCTTTCAGCATCTAAAACATAAAGAAAATAATCTATAGTAGCAAATCCTGTTAAATTAATATAATTTACATTATACCCGTCAGTATTTGAAGTACCGGGGTCAATTTCATTAATAGTATATACATTTTGCAGGTATGTTGCTGCTTCATCAAATTTAAACACTTTTATTTTATTTTGATATGCAAGAAAAGCATAATAAAGTCCTGCGTCAGTATTTTTTATAGTTATCATTAAATTAGTCTTATCTACCCCTACATTTTGTGGGTTAGATGAAATAGAAATAAATTGTGAAGTGCTTAAATTTCTATACCAGGTAAAATTAGTAGAGCTTGCTGTTACCCCAGCTATAGCTGTACCTGATACAGGTATTAAGTTGGAAGATACTAGAGTATTTTTATATAGATAAAGCATATTTTCGTGTAAATGGCTTAGCTTTAAATTAATTAGCCCTTCTGAAACGGTATCGTTGGGTTGAACTTTTATGTAATCATAGGAATAAGGTAAAGCTAATTCTTCGCCTAAATAACGATCATAAACTAAGTTATTTGCTGCAAATTCTTGTGATATAGTCATTTAATTTATCCATTTTATACTATTAATTTTCGTATACGCAGGTGCACTAGTACTTAATATCTTAAGTATACGTTGCTCTAATGCATATCTTAAGTTAATATCTTTTATATTAGTATTGCGTATAGCTAAATTAAACAATGTACTTTTAGATCCCGGGGGGTTAATTTTAAAATACCTATCTATTTCTTCAATATAATTACGCCTGCCGCATGCAACGTCAAACTTAATATCGTTCATATGCATTCCCTTGCGCGTATGGAACATAATATCAAAATCAAATAACGGTTTATCGTAAAGATAAAAGTTCTTAAACTTTAAATTTCTACACATATAAGATTTCTTTTTTAAGTAATTGAATAGTGGAATAGAATATGAATAACTAGAAGTTCCTAGTAAAAATGGGCGGTTAGCGAGATTACTAAATTTATATTTACGTGGCTTGAATTGAACATAATCTTGTATTTGCCCGTCAACAAATAAATGCATATAACCCTCATATGAGTCGAACCTAACAGCAAAATTATGATAACCAGCATCAAGCGCAGATAAATTAAAGATTAAATTTATATCCTCTGTATCATTACTATTATATACATTTACTAATTTAGCTTTAATATTAAAGTTATATTGAGGATATATTTCTTTTACAAAATTAATTAAAAACGAATCGTTAGAATAGTTTGCACCTACAGCCGTATTAGTGAAAAATAGTGATGAGCTTTCTTGTACTCCTTCTGTTGAGAGAACTTCTAATTTTAATTTTTTATTTTGATGTTGCGACTGCCTAACTGCTATTAATTTTTTATCGTAATTATTATTTATTTCGGCAATTGAAAATGAATTATAATTAGCATAGCTAGTATCTGTGAAAGCACCTGAAAGAATAAACTCTCTATCATTGGTATATTTTGCATAATAATTTTTATCAAAAAAGATCCAAAGATTTTTATCAAAATCTATTGTAAAATCATCTATTGATGTTGAGGAATGAAATGCTATAAATGTTTTTTCACTCGATGTACCGATGTTTTTCCATAAGTAAATATCATTGTTTAATTGATAATAAATTTTATTATCAACTCTTAAAGCTTTTTTACCATTAGTTAAATAAAGATTATCTTCATATAAATTAATAGTTCTACAATCGTTTAAAGATGTAATACCGGGTACATATCTTGGTACTTGTGTAATATTGCTAACAGTTGTATTTTTAAGATCAATCTTTTTAATATTAACCGTAATACTAGGCAGTGTTGCATTGTTAAAAAGTATGTATGCATTGTTTTCATCATTATCTTTTCCGTATAGTTGACTAATTCTTACCCCCGGTGTGACTTTTCTTGTCTCAGAATATGATATATTATATCTTCTTATTGTATCATCTTTAAGTATTAAATGAATATCGTTTAGACCTTGCTGCCTTATTATTGATACTATATCAGATTTTAATTCTAGTTTATTTAAAATTTCAAAATCAGTATTGGTAATATATAGCGCGCTAGGTGCATTAAAGAATAGTAACGGTGTAACTACATTTTCGTTAAAAATTCCAAAACCATCTCTATCGTAATTACCTACTATTTGATAGCCTATTGTTTCTTTCCAATTATTACTATATGCATCAAATATAAGTGTAAATTGATTTGAGCTTTGAATAGATGATAAGTTATTTGTTACTGCGTAGTTATAACCATCTAGACTATATTCGGTACCATCTACATTGTCTACCGGTGCTATAGAACCATCAACACTAGTTAAAAAGTTAAAATTATTTTGAACTAAATTTTTTGAAAATATTTTTATAAAGTTTGAAACATCTTTTGGGCCGTAGTGATGGTAGGCATAATAAGTACCAGGCTCGAAAATTAAATCAGATGGTTTATCGAACAGCTCTATATCACCTAAAAGAGCGTCAGCTTGATTAATTAAACAGTCAAACAATGAAATATATTTAATAGCTTTGTAATCCGAAGATGTTAATGCTTTTATAAACGTGGTTCTCTTAGGATTAAAGTATCTATCTACCCAAACTGGTCGAGTATTAATATCAGGACTACCTGAAAGCCAAGAACATAAAAAGTTACCAGAATTTTCGTCAATAGTATTACCAAAAGTTGATGTATATTTATAATCTCCTTTTTTCTTAAAAATTTTATCGGATTTTAGAGGGTTATCACCAGCTATAGCACCAGAATCTACTAAACTAGAATCATTAATGTTAAGTCTAGTGAATGGAAAGAAAACTTGAGGTATATGAAAATAAGTTACTTTATCTTTTTGTAAGAGTATTGAAGTTGTATATGTTTCGTAGTCAACAGATATATTATCATTACCTTTAATTTGATTTGAGCCAGTAAATAATGTCTTATAATCTCTAAATTGAATATTGTCTTCGGTAAAAAATGGGTTAGCTCTAGATTGATTATATTCGGCTGTACTAGAATTTTTTAATGATAGTAAATTTAAATCAAGAGATTTTTTATTTTCTGATAAATTATAATATTCGTTATTTAAAAGTAAGTTTGATTTTATATTTTCATAGCTTCTTAATTCATTTACATTTTGCGAATTGGTTTTTAAGTCTTTTTTATAGCTCAACCAAGGGTCGAATAGTTTCGTATTGTTAGGTGCTTCGTTTCTAGGTCTAACTCTTAAAATTGAATTTGTAGAGTAAGGTACAGCAGATCCTGTCAAAGGATCAACTAATATCATGTCCTGAAGACCAGCATCATAAGAAATAAATTTACAAATATCGTTAATATTTTTTATTAATATAATATAATCATAATCTCTACTGTAAACATAATAGAAAATTTGAGGGCTATATTCAACTAGAGCATCTAACCCCACATTTTTACAGAAGCTTAGATTACCAGAGTAATCTACAGTTAAATATCTTATTATACCATCATTTTCATGAGATATTTTACAAAATTTTTCTGTTATAAGCTCAACATCAAAAAAATTTCTATTATTTAAATCGGTATAAGTACCGCTAACTATCAATCCTGCTACGTTTGTAGTAATATCCGGTTCATCTACATCCCAGAATCTCGATGCCGGTGTAACTGCTCCTAAGGCATTAACACCAAAATAAGTAGAAAACCCTTCATCTTCTAAATTATCTAGCTTATTAATAACAATATTATTTTTAATTTGATCTAAACCAGTTAAAAATACATTAGAAAAGCTATTAATTTTATTATCATTAATATCCTTTAAAATGTTATTAACAGAAATGTTAATATTTTGTTCGCTAAAAAATGTATTTTGATCTATCTCTAAGTCGTTATCGTAAGGATAGTTAGCAGATAAACCTATAAAGTTACTTTGATCTAAAGATATAATATCCATGGTTTAATATATTTAATAGTAAATTAATAGGTTAGCGCTTGAAAGTGTACCGTATTGTGCGGAGCTAAAATCTTGAATAAACAACTTCCACGTACCTACTATGTCAGATACTGTAGAATAATTTAATACGGATAGTGTTAAATTGTAAGGTGGTACGGGTAATCCGCTTGCTATAGTAAACGGTATACTATCATTACCATCATTAGCGGTATGGAATACACCTGGAGTAAATCCGTTCCAATTAATTGCTTCTTTATCATCTAATGTCACATCTACATTAACTGCAGGTGATTCGCCATCAGTAATTAACCCTGCAACTATAACAGCGCTACCTGCCGGCGAAAGTAATAACATACCTAGATCACGGGGGTAATCGTGACTAAACCCGCTTAACGATAAAGCAATTCTCTTAGCATTTTGAGGCATACTCGGTACGGTAAATGTAATAGGGTAGACAGAAGCCACATTATTATCAATTATATTAATATTTGTTTCATTTGAATTAAATGTACTAAGGTAAAACACCTCTGTAGAAGTAATTGTCACAGTGGGTGTAGGTGTCATCGTTAATGTAGGGGTAGGTGTAGGTGTAACTGGTGAAGGTGTTACTGTATTAGTCATAGTAGGCGTTACTGCTGGTGTTCCTGTTGGCGTCTCAGTTACTGTTGGTGTAGGCGTTGGTGTAACCGGTGTATTAGTAACAGAAGGTGTGATCGTTGGCGTTACTGTTTTAGTAGGAGTTAATGTAGGTGTCTCTGTAGGTGTTAAGGTTAGGGTGGGTGTAACAGTTTGTGAAGGGGTATATGTAGGTGTAATAGAAAGTGTTGGTGTTACTGTAGGGGTAACTGTATATGATGGTGTTACTGTCATAGTAGGTGTTGGGGTAGATGTAGGTGTAGGAGTTGGATATGGTGTATTGTAAATAGGATCAGGGGTCGAGCTAAGTAATAAAAAGTTAGATACAATGTTTGATGTAAGAGATTGAAATTCTAAAATTTCAACGCTCTTATACTTACTACTATCAGATCTTGTTAATTGCGCGCTATTAATTAAATGAAAATTATCAAAATCAAATATTGTATCGGTAAATATTTTTATTTCAAAGTTAAAAATGTTTAATGCAAGGTTACCATTTACAACGGTAACTGAAGGATAGTATGTTGTAGTAGATGACACATCTCTATAAACATGGCTTACTTTATAATCTGCGGGCGAACCCGGGTCTATGCTTACCGCGTCTTGAAAATCGTTTTGTACGATACCTTTCTCAATTACCTGAATGTCATTATCGTTGAAATCATAGATAATCTTTAAAGGTGTAAAATTAACTCTATCAATTGCAGACGGGTTAAATGTTAAAGTAGTATCACCTTTAAATGAGCTTAAATTTGCACTTAAGTAAGTGGTTTGTATTGAATACCCCCAGGGAAATATTCTACCCCCGGTAGTAGTAACAGGATAAACATATGTACCTGATGTAAGATTAAATAGGCTGCCGGTTATAGTATCGGGAAATATAAATGATAACTCATATACGGGGTCAACAAATAAATAACCATTTATAAACCCCGGTTTTACTAGTGGCTGGTAGCTAGATAAAACGTAAGATGTAAAATTCACCTAATTATTTACTATAAAATACGAATTTTTAACTTGTTAATTAGCTTTCTTTTCTTAATCCGCTCTCATAATGTTCGAATCTATCATGTTCAATTGGAGATAATAAAAGAACAGCGCTATTAAGTTCACCTTCTTTAGAAAGCTGGAACATATAAGACATCCAGGTCTGTTCATAAGGAAATGCCCATTTTGTCGTCAAAAACATCTTTTTATTGCCCTTTCTTGATACAATTTGCGGCCAATTACAATAGTATATCTCTCCATCAGCATAACTCACACCTTCTAAATGTTTAATATTTTTAAATACTGTTTTAGGTGCATTAGGATCTAACCCTACCTTAGGAAGCGCAGTGTTTTCTGGGAAAAATCTTTCGCGCACTACTTGAGGTACATTATACCACGCCCATTGCACAGAATTATCACCAAAAAATTCTGTAAAACTAAATTTTAAGAAATCAAAATTTTCTTTATCCATTATTTTAATTACTTTATAAAATAAATTAGACGCGCCTCTCCAAAAACCATTCTTACAAGCTTGATTACCATCAAATAAATTCATATCATCCTCTAAAAAAATATAATATTTTGCATCTGTTTGTTCAAAATGTTCAGCGACAAACTGTCTTCCGCCACAAATTCCTAAATTTTCTTTTTTAATATGTTCAAAATTATATTTTTCGCAAAGTCTTATATATTCCGGGGTTGTTGTAGGGTCAGTGCTGTTATCAATTAAATAGTTTTTCGTTTCTTTTATAAAGCCGGGTTGCTTAAGGTAACTTTCGCACAAACGCTCAAACTGTTTAGGTGAATTAAATGTTATAACATATAAACTTGTTCCATTATAATTATATGTTGGTTTAATTTCTGTATTAAAATCAGTATTCTTAACATCTTCAAAGAATTTTGCAACTAAACCATCTGCTCCTATAGTATGACGTTTAAAATATTCAGGATTTGTATATGTCATTAAAGTAAAAATACTTTCTTCTGTACCCATATAACCTTGCTCTAATGTACTTCCAAGTAAGCTATAATAAAGAGCATTAATATCACTTAAAGTTTCTTTCGGTCCTCCGAAAAAACCACCTCTACACACATATTCTACGTTTGTAGTACCGGCTAATTCATTCATTTTATATCTACTAAACCCATGTATCTCACCACCATCGGGGTAAGGAAAAGATAAAAATAAAAACTTATCTAACATTTTAGGTATATTATCTAAAACTTTATCTTTTGTAAAATAACCCGGATGTACAGTATTTGTTAATCCACCGTCAATCCAGCAAAAATAATCTGAATCAAACGGATTACGAATTTTCTCGTCATGTAGTAAAAACATTTTTGACATTACCATAGGATTATAAAGCTCCATGGTAGCTTGAGCACTGTTTGCTAGCCACCCAGCTTGATTATGCCATTTTTCATCTTTACGAATTTTAGTAACCTGCTCATAAAAAGGAAAATTACTTCTAAAATCATCTATTTCTTTTGTACGTATAACCGTGTTAGATGTGTTGCGAATATCCTCGACTAAACTTCTATATTTTTCTTCTATATAAATTACCACATTATAGTCATTTAAAGCTTTTAAAAGTTCAGTAAACTTTACAATATAATGTGTAAACGGTCTTTTAAAACCTTCACCGGCATTATCTCTGCCGAGATCGAATATTCCTGTTACTAGTGTTAACTTATTTTTCATATTAACCGAGACCTAATTTCTTATGAAGTATATGCATTATTTCAACATCAATTTTTCTTTCGCCAGGATCGTTATACCCCTTAACACGATAACAGTATGTATGGTGTAAATTTAAAGGGTTGTTATGAATATCTACACCTCTATTAGCTTGATCTACAGTTTCAATATTTTGTTGAATACCATTTACAAACTCTATATTATTTTGATATAATATTTTAGATATAGCCCTATCTTCAGCTATATCGTGGTCCCAATTATTTGAATTATCATAAATAAGTTTAACAAGATCATAGCTTAAAATATTGCAACTACCAGAAATACAAGGGTATTCATCGTTATTAAATCTACTGTGAGACGCGCCAAAGACAGTGCCACAGCAAAATTTCTCTAATGGCTTATTTTGAAGAAAATTATACAAAGCCTGTTGATCAACATAACAACTCATACTTGATTTAAAGATGTAATCAAACTTTATATTTTCAACCAGATACTTGAAAAACCCTAGCGTCATGTAACCTACCTTAGTACAAACCGGCGGTACGGGAAACGTTAAATCAGGTGGTAGTATACTATATTCACCATCATAGTAATAAAATGTTTCTGTACCTCTATAAGAATAAGAACCAAATGTTTGCTTACACCCATTATTGATAATATCAATAAAAGGTCTTTCTTTTGATCCTGTTATACCGAGAATACATTTCATTAATCAAATTCTGATTGATGTCCGATTTTATAAGTGTTGTACTTAACCATCTTTGCAATGACTCTATGGTTCCAACCTATATCACACATATTATAACCAGCCTTGTAGGCTGCTACCCCAATTTCATAGCCTTCAGCCCAAGTACCATGAGTATATGGCAATGCACATAAATGATCGTGCATTTCTTTCCAATATAAATAAAACTTTTCTAGTTTTGTCTTATCATTTTGTAATACTAAAACGTGTTCTGCGGGTAATGAAGCATTAAAAAATGGCTTAGCTGATTCCTGTGTTATCCCGTAATTAACTATTTTATGCCACATAATATTACTTCCTGGTGTGGGGGTTTTAAACCAATCAGCAACTAAGTGCTCTACCTTCCATTCAGCTCTAGGTGCATGAAAATCGTACCCTGCTACTAGTCTTTCATTTAAATATTCATCGACCTCACCGTCTTCAAACCACTCTACCGAATTATCGCAATCAGTGTTAATTATAAAATCATAATCTGTACCAATAAGTTGTTCAAAACAAAGATACTTTAAATTAAAATTAAAGTCACTACCGAGTAAAGCCTCGTTAGTATAAAGTCTAATACGTAACTTAGATCGATCGACTTTATGTATTTTAATTCTAGGTGAACTATATTCGTTTGTCAATATTTCAGGTGCATCAGTAGTTACAAGAAGATCGTGATTAGTTTTATCTAGAATATCTCGTGCTAGCTTTAAAGTATAATCACGGGTATGATTTTCACCTATACTGAGTGTATTAAAAACATATTTCATTTTATCTCTCTAAATAACCTTGCTTATACCAGGAATTATGTATCTCTTCTACCCTATCAAACTCTTCCTTACAATTTTCGGTTAATCTTCTAAATATATTGCATCCTTGTTTATTTTCGTATGCAGTATGACCCTTGCAAGGAAAAGACTCTACTCTAGGGCTGAAGTCTGTATCACCAGGATAATTTAATACTATCTTCTTTATATTCCTGTACCCCATATAGGCAGACATACCTAAATCATCAGCCCAAGTTTTATTAACGAAATTAGCATAATCATCATCAAAAAAACTACGCTTAAAGCAAACAGTCTTATAACCTTCAATAACCTTAACACGTGCATCAGAATCCACAGTAGTACAAAAATGTCTACCTTTACCACCTATTTCACTTATACCGGCATATCCAATACATTCATTAGGATACCGTGTACGAGCTTCTTTATAAGCGTCGAGAATACCATCGCAATAATTCAAATCATCATCAGCAATTACAATATTTGTTTCAGGGTCCGTTACTCTTACTACTGTTGGGTAAAGCTTTGTAGCGGCACCGTAATCTTCTGTACGAAAAATTTTAAGTTTAGGATGGTCTTGCTCAACTTGTTTAAGCCAATTAGGTATCGTTACTACCTGCGATAACGCCTTATAAATATTAGGAATATTTAAATGTACTTCATAATCGCTATAAGTTTGATTTAAAAGAGATAATAATGCGGGTTTACAGCCACAATGATCACCACCGGTTTCGCTAACTTCTAGTCTATGAGGAACAGTTGTAAGAGATATAATAAATTTCATTAGAATAATTTATCTAGTTTAAGAGCTTTTTCAATCATTTTAAGCATTGCGTCCATTGTACAATTTTCTGTGTACCACTTTCTTGCATTGTCGCCTACACTTAGATAATAATCTCTTTTGCTTGGTATTTCATTAACCCTATTAATAATAGAGCTCATTAAATCACCGTAGTTAACTTGTGTAAAGCTTTCACGGAAACCGCATTCACCAATAGAGATATAATGATAATCGGGCTTCAATTCATTATGAAATTGAACGTTTAATTTATTACGTAATACCGGCATACCTAATCCGAAAAGCTCTATATCACGATTACATATTTCTGCAGCTCCATTTAAACTTAATGAACAAATATTTTTAATTTGTTCTTCTAAATAAAGTGAATCGTCTATTCTTTGTTCGGATAAAAGAACATTATCAAGCACTAAATTATCTTTTAAAAAAGCTCTTTCATTGTACATTGCCCCTCTAAAAATAATTTTATCGTCAAAGGTAGATGTGTTTTTTCTTTGCTCATAACAGTTTTCAATAAATTCTGCAATACGTGTTGAATATACATTATAGGTAAACGGTGTGTAAATTTCGTCAATATTATCAGGATAATACATATCTACATTACGCAAATGAAGTTTATTAAAATAAAACTCTTTTATGTTAAATCCAGAAGAAGTAATGAGTTGTACCATATTTTCTGTGTCCCAAACCTTACGGTTAAAAAGAATAGAATTTTTATCCCAAAAACTAATTAAAATATATTTCTTATTTTCCGGGTTACGTATAGTCATAATGTGAGCGGAATTAATGGTATTAGGGTCTCTAGGAGAACACTGACCAACGTTGACTATGTCAAATTTAATATCTGTATTTTTTTCAACCAATAAATTACATACATGATGAAAATAATGATTTAAAAACCATGGTGAATGTGGAAACTCATAATAAACCTCCAAACACTTCATACTTTAATAAACAGTGTTTGTCTTCCTTTTAAAAACGGAACATAACCATCTTCTATAAGAGCAGGCCCTAAAAGCCTATCTTTACCACCTTCAGGACATGTAAAATCTGTATCATCAATAACAATAATACATTTTTCGCTAAGCTTATCTTTACATGCTTTGTATGCTAGTAAATGATTTTCTGCATACTTAGGCGAGCCTACATCCCACCCGTCAAGAAATAATAAATCTATTTGTTTACTAAATTTAGTTAAAAACTCAACACCATCATATGGAATGTTAATAAACAAATTGTCTGGTAAGGGCTCATTTAGATTGTTATAACAGCTTTTAATTGAATCTATTCTACTATTATCAATATCTACTGTATAAAAATCACCGCCTAATTTACTTAGAAAATAAGTAGAATGGCCATCAGCACAACAGGCGGGTGATTCTAACGGATGATTCTCTTGACTAAAATAATCAATACATTTTTGCGTTACACCAAATCTACAAGAACCTATTTCTACAATATTCTTAAAAGGAAAATATTGATTAATACGAAATAAAAAATTTAAAAACGGTGCTGGTTTAGATCTTTTAAATGTATGATCGTCGCCAGATAACCCTAATGTATTCCAGTAAGCGGTAACTGGTTTTGTTTCATAAGCTAACTTTAAAACGTATTTAGTAAAATCGTTCATTAGCTTACCATATTAGATAATACCCCTGTAATAGGATCAGCCCAGCCTTTACTAACACTGTGAGGCCATACTATCCAGCTATGAGGTAGTTGCTCGGAATGAAAAGATCTCCAAACTTTACAGTACTTATCTGGATCTCTAAACATCATATCTATTTCTGCGCGATCAGCATCCTTACGATAGATATCTTTACCTTCTTTATCTTTAAATGCTACACACCAAAAATCATAATCATTTTCTGGTACCTGCTCATATCTAATGTCAATACAATGTTTAAATATTTTGAGAAACGATTGATCTAATTCATCACCAAATAGCGGTGGATTAGGTGGAAGATTGTTATCAAGTGTATATTTTTGTACAGCCCTTTTCTTAAAGCTTAGCCCGGCATACCGCTCGTAGTCTTCTACAGTACGTACTTTACCAAAACCATATTTACCAAATTTTACGTCACTGCTTTTTTCACCATCCATTTCAAATAGCTTCCTATTTCTTGAATGAGATTTTGCGTTCATTTCACCCCAGTCTTTAATATCATCCCAATGCTTTGTGCGTCCTTTACGGGTATACTCATGCCATGCTACTACAATATGGGGGTGAAATAAATCATACCCATGGGTGAACGATCTAACAGCTAAATTAATCTCTTCACCATGAAAATAATAATAAGGGTCATAAGGCACTTCCTTACACCATTTACCCAAAGTAAATATAAAATGCGCAGATACAAATCTAGAAGGTATTGGTAGTGTATGTGTCTTATAATCATCTATAGAGGCAGGTAAAAAGAAGACAGCGCCTTCAGGTATAAACCTATCAAAATTCATCTTCCAAGGTATGTGTATTCTCTCTGCAGGGTCATTTGTAGGATTAAAGCTTGAAATATAACCTGTAAGTAAAGGTTTTTTATGACCAATTTTTTGCAAATCTTTAATCATTTTAATACACTTAACATCCCAATCTTTAACAAATCGATGATGGCTATCTAGTTGTAGGTAATACTTTTCACCTTTATAATTCTCTTGAATTTTACTACGGGCCCAGCAAGTACCTTTACTTTCCTTATAGGGGACGTCAATAATTCTAAATCTTGGATCGTCTTTAAATTCTGCTAATGTTTCGTCGTCATCATGTTGCCAGCAAATAGAAAATACTAGATTTTCTGGCTTCTTAGCATTTGCAATACAATCGCGAAGAGTGTTTAAAAGTTCCGGGTCTCTATAGGATGCAATAGAAATAAAGATATTCACAAAGAATATTTTAATATATATTAATCTAAAATCAATAATACAATAACACGCTGGCGTTATCTAAATGACCGAAATCACCGGGGCCGAAGTCTTCAATGTAAAGTTTCCACTGTCCATTTACTTGCGCAGGTAAGGAATTATTAAGAATAGAAAGTGTCATATAGTAAGGGCCTGCAGGGCAGCTGCCTGAATTATTAAAGCCTATATTATCATTACCGTCGTTAGCGGTATGCCATAAGCCTGCAGAATAGCCGTCCCAATCAATAGCTTGTGCATCATCAAGCGTTACATCAATATAATTAGCGGTAGACTCACCTAAAGGTATAAATCCAGCAACAACAATAGCACTGTTAGCTGGAGTTACAAGTAGCATTGCTAGGTCTCTTGGATAGCCATGATAAAATCCGCTTAATGTCAGACCTACTCTAGTAACATTTTGAGTTACACCAGAAACATTAAAGGTAATTGGATAAGAACTTGCAATACCAACTTCAGGAATTGATATATTAGTTTGATTAGAAGCAAAATAGCCTAAATTAGGTGTAGTAGACGGGGTAACTGTTGGCGTAGGTGTATGGGTAGAAGTTACTGTAGGTGAGGGTGTAAACGAAGGTGTTATTGTTGGTGTGATAGTAAGAGTAGGTGTTACGGTTGGTGTTACTGTAACAGTAGGTGTAACAGTAGCAGTGGGTGTACGAGTAGGTGTCACTGTATTAGTAGGTGTTACAGAGGGTGTAAAGCCTGGTGTTTGAGATACTGTAACTGTTGGCGTTACAGTAGGCGTAACAGTATTAGTTGGTGTAAATGTAGGTGTAACAGTATTAGTTGGCGTTACAGTAGGTGTTCTAGTTATAGTAGGTGTAAATGTAGGTGTAACAGTATTAGTTGGCGTTACAGTAGGTGTTCTAGTTATAGTAGGTGTAACGGTTGGTGTTACTGTACTTGTAGGGGTAACGGTTGGTGTCTTTGTAACTGTAACAGTATGCGTGGGTGTGACTGTAGGTGTTTTTGTTACTGTTGGTGTAAATGTAGGTGTAACAGTATTAGTTGGTGTAATTGAAGGCGTTACTGTAGGCGAAGGTGTTACCGTAGGGGTAGGTGTGGGTGTAGTAAAGTAACTATTAATATTGACATTTTTTACTTTTAGTGTAGTGTTTAAATTATTAGAACTAAAGCCTAGACAAGGATATACTATTTCAGGTAATGAATAAGGCAATTTATAAGAAAGAATATTTACAAATGAATTAGAATTATTATTTTTATGATCTACTATAATAGTAGTGCCTAAATCAGTAACTCTAACTCTAAAGGTATTATAATCAGGGGTTAAAGTATTTTTATATAAGTTTAATGGTGTTGCATATGCGGAGCCTGCTAAGTTTTCTGTTCTATATAGAAACTTGTAATTATAATTTTCTCCCCCTCTAATAGTAATTGTATTCGGTAAAGGTATATCGGGACCATTTAACCCAGTTACCGTACTACCAAAATATCCGTTTAAATCAAAACCGATACATACAGAGCTTTTTTTAAGACCGGAATAAACACTGTATCCCGAACCAACCAAAGCTGTTAAGCTTGCTGTACCTAAGCCCGGGCCGGGGCCGCCGTCAACTGGAGTTATTTGACCTACATCTACAAAAGCGACGCTGAATCCATGTGAACCACTAACTGTTGAGCCGTAGCAAGTATATTCAAAAGAAAATATTATATCTCTATTAGAGTCGAGTAATTGCGGAAAATAAAGTAATGAGGATTTATCTTGAGGGGTTAATCTATAGTAACTCATATTATGCTCCAAACACAAAAGCACCGTTAATAACAGCGCCGGGGCTTGTTCCTAAAATATTGTAGGTGTTATATAGTGAAGGCTGAGCAGATGCAAAATTAACACTCAATACACCTTGGTTAATCTTATACATAAAATTATCTAGATTAGTTATAACACCATTAATATATTTAAAGTAGATTTTAAATATGTAGAAAACGTTAGATAAATCTTTACCTAAATAAGTTATAGTGTAACTAGATGTTTCATCATCATATGTCATTAGCGGTTTTTCTATCTCTACAATATTTAAATTAATATTTTTTCCAGCAATAGAAAATTGCTTAAGCATATCAAAGGTTAATCTAGAAGTACTTTCTGTAGGATAGATTTTTAAAACGTTTAAATTATTGACGTCAACTTGATAAATTTCAGGATAAATTATTCTATGATTAGTAGCGCTTAGTTCATTAAATAGGACTGTTTTACAGAAAAATAATTTATTTTCTTTTTCGTTAAACCATACAGTAGATAATTTTTCATAATTTTCATATATTCCTCTCTTGAAGAAGGTGTCAATCTTAGAAGTACCTAAAGGTAAGTTTGTCTCGTAGTCAAATATAATTTTATCAAATATAATATAATTTTCTGTTTCGAATTGTAATACGTCATAATACACATCAAAATTAATAAGCCTATTATTAAGCTCATTATTCATTTCTGTGCTATATTTTGTATAGATGGCGCTTAATGCAGACGATGCAGAAGAAATTAGTGTGGAGTTAGAATTTCTAACATATAACTCACCGTACTCAATAAACTTAGCTTCATAAACAGTTTTTTTAGTTGATAAGCCTGGCCCTTGCTCAACAACTTGTGTATTTCTATAAGGAAATTTATAATCTAGATAAGGAGTAACTTCTGAATACAATATATTTCTAGTTATATCATTAAGACCGCAAGGTTCGCTGCCATTAATTAAGAAATAGTAACCGTTTTTATTGTTGTAAGCAGTATAAGGTGGTGTAAATGTAAAGCTTGGAGGGTAAACAAAATTAGGCCTATAAAAAGGGTTGGTAGGCGATGCACCCGCGTCTATAAGATCTGTGTAATAAAGATTATCTGTTTCCGCACTATAGTAAGGTTGATCGGAGCAGACATCGGGTAATAGCTCACCATTAGGACCTGTAAAGGTAGTGCCTTCAAATGTCTCGCATAAATAAATTGGTACCACAGTATTAGTACAAAACGTTTCAGGTTGTAGTCTGTAAGAAATAACAAAATACGGTGAACCTGTTAATGCAAATAAAGGAATTCCGTTGTTGTAATATTGCGCGGATAAAGGCGATACCGAAGTAAGATTTGGACCGGTTGTGAAATAACCTGACCCAGGTGGAATATTATCTGTTGTTTTAAAGATTACTCCAGAATAATTTTGAGTTGGATCTACTATTTCGTAATTAAAATTGTATCCAGATATTACATCATAAAACGTATGCCCGTCTAATACCAAGCAATATTTAATACCTATATTGTCCTGATTAGATTTAGAATTTGAAAGTATTTTATTAGGAAATATATTTTTATAAAGACTATACTCGTTACCAAAAATATCATTTTTATACTGTATTTGCGTTTTATTTAGCGAATATAAATGCTCTATTCTATTATCAAGAGGAAATACATTTTGAGGGACTAGAGGATAAACATCAGCGTTAGCCCAAATGGTTTTTTGATCGCCTTTAAAAAATTCTTGTGGATCTGTATACTTCGCTAAACCTTGTAATGAAATTCTATTAGTTTGCTCTCTGCTTTCATATCCTCTAAAAGTTTGAAAGTAAGAATCGCTTATCGAATCGCCAAAGCTATATTGATTAGAAAAATCTATTTTATTTAAATATGAATTTTCATTAAAGGTAAAAGGAGTAACAAAGTCTTGATTAGTAAGACCTGAGATATTACCAAACTTATCGGGGTTTGGAAATATATAAACAGTATAAGCACTAAGACCTTTTATTACGTAATTGGTACCGAAACTAGTAAAATTACTTAAACCTAATTTATCTGGCTTAAAAAATAAACCTATTTCTTTTGCTGTATTAATAAATTCATCAGAAGGAATTGCAGCTATAGAAGGATAGCGTTTATTTAAATAATTTGCAAAATCGTTTACGGGGGTGAAAAGCGTACCGGAAACAAAATCTGTAGTTGTTGCTCCCGTGGAGAGATAGAAAAATTCTGTACCGATAAATTTTTCTACTTCTGCTTTTTGTAAATTGAGTTTTAAATTTTCTTGTGTCTCTGTATTTACCGTATTTGTATAGTCACTATCTTTTAAAAAATTTAAATCACTAGATGTAACGTTAACATCAATGCTAAAATTATTAGCTCCTAGCTCTAATAAAAAGAATGGATATGAAGAAATGGCATCAACAATAGCAGTATTAAAGTCTAAAAATAAATTTTTATCTATATCGTATTGGTTTTCGGAAAAATATTCTTTTCTTTTACCTGTTGTAATATTGTAAGCAGATGCAGGAAGATTAGGGCTAACATCTAAATAGTTTGAAAATGTATCGTAAATGTCTTCTATCTCTACTACTAAATTATTTCTAATATCAGAAAGTGATAAATTTAGCGTTCTTATGAAATCTACTAGATCGTCTGCTTCTAGTGATTTAGAAATTTCATTATAAACTAGTTTTTCAATACCATAGTTCGATCCTTTAAGATTATATCGTAATTGAGCTGATTTTACATCATCTCTTAAGGTACTGTAATACAAGCATATCTCTTTTATTTTTTGTGCAAAAAAAGGAACAGCTATAGCTAAATCTCTATTATTATTAACATCTATATTTTTTAAAAATCTTTTTTCTTCTGTAGATGTATAACTTAATATAACCTCTTTAATTAAAACTGTATATGTTTCTCTTATAAGGTCTTTAGAATTTACATTAGTATTTCCCTTTATTTCATACCAGTTGTTAAGATAAGATTGATACCTTTGTAGAAAATCGCTAGCATTTGTAAATAAACTATTATTGTATTTTAACCATTCAATAAACGAGAGAGGTTGTAGAGCATCTACAGGATTAGAGACAGGCGTTAACGATGTTATTGATGAAGGTATTCTCTCGTCAATAAATCTACTGGAGTCAAGCATTTAATTATTTAATTATTGTATACTAAGTCGCTAGCACTTAAAAACAAACGTAATCCTTTAGTTAGTTCGTAGCTTAGTAGGTTTTGCATAATACCGTTGTCTTTACTCCATTCTTTAAAAGAGCTGTTAGAATAAGACAAGGTTGTATATGGATTATTCCAATCTATTACATTGTTATAATGTCCACCCTCATAATTTAGCTTAAATTCATAGAAATTGTAATAATCTTCTATTCTGTGCCCGGAAAGCGACTTAGGCACAACTAATCCCCAGCCCCAATTGTAATTATAAGCGGATAAGTAAATAGATGTACCGAAGGGTAGTAGGCTTCCGTTTACAATTATTTCATTATTATTAATTAAATTAAATAACCCAGAAAATTTTTCATAAGCTACTATAGGAGAGCCGGAAGATATAATACTTGTTAGAGTAGATAATTTAGTACCAAGATTTTTACCCGGATTTACCAAGCTATTAAAATTATATGTAAATTTATTTGTATCTCCCCAAAGCTTTTTATGTTTAATAGATAGTATATCTACAAGTCTTCTAAGCTGGGGAGGAAAAGGATAATTATATTGCTCAAACTGAATAGATAATTCATCGCAAAACGATATAAGTTTTTCTAAATTTACTAAATCAATATCGGCATTATTAGAGACATAATTAGATATTTTTTCGTATATTGTTTTACCTAATTCGTATGGCTGAGCAGATACGCCTCCAACTATACTGCCTAAAAACTTATCAAAAAATACATTTTTATCATCAAGATTTTCCGTATAGCGTAAAGATTTATAAAAAGCTTTAGTATCGAAATCTTCATTTATTTTAAATACACCATATTCACCCGATAGAGGGTAAACATTAAACAAATTAGATGCGCCGGTGAGTACTCTGTAATTAGATACAGTATCGATATATTTATTAAGCCATCTACCGCCTAGCCAATCACCATAAGCTTGCCATCTCTTATCTTCAAAAGAAGAAACAGGGTATGTGGGGTTATTATAAGAGGGGTAATCAAGAGGAACCCATCCTAACTGATCTACCCCTGTATTAGCAGGCGAAAGCGTATCGATAAAATACATTTTATTGTTTAGATCGTTTATAACCCAAATAAAGCCGGATGTATCGCAGGCTATACCCCCAATAGATTGAATATAATTTGTTATATTGCCTGATCCGCCAACATAATATGTTTTTTGATTAGTAATAGCGTCAACTCGTGTTACAGTATCTCTATCTTCAACAACCCAAGCGTTTTGTTGCCCGTCAACAGTTATATTTCCTATTAACTTAAACCCAGAAAGAGGAAATCCCGGTGCTATATTACCTTCAGGGTCAAACTTGTATAACATATCGTTTCTCTTACTAAACTCAGGTGCAGAGATGCTTAAATTATATGTTGTTAACCATATAAATTTGTTTCTATCAACGCAAAGCTCTACTGGTGAATGCATCCAGGGCATAGGAATAGCTTTTATAAACTCACCGTTTTTATTATACTTGACTAAAATATTAGATGCAGGGTTTGTATAGGTTACCCATAGGTTATTATCAACATCGGTATCAACGCTTGAAGGTAAAAGGAATTGTTCACCTGCAAAACCACTTAAAGCAGATATATTATAATCGGAACTTAAGTTATATGTAAGAGTTTCTAAACTCGGATAAGCAATCGCTTTTATGTAACCGCTAAATCTATCTATTTTTATAGCAGAAGAAGAGTCAAACAAAGCAACCCATAAGTCATTGTTACCATCTAGCCCTAATGCTCCTGGAGCAGCACTTGATAATGTAGTTGAAAGTAAGTTTCTAGTCTCTATACCACCAGACCCATTTAAATACGGGTATGCAGATAAACTAAAAGAGGATAATACTACTCCCTTGGTGTCAAATTTAAATATTTTATCAGATGCGCCGTCAGCAAACCATGTATTATACTCTTCTGGAAAAGAAGAACCTGAAGGAGCTACCTGAATTGCATAAACATTTCTATTGTCATTAGAGTCAAAAAATTGTTGATTTGCTGAAAGCGTTAATGTCAATATACCGGGACAAAATGAATAAATTAAAACGGAGAAAAACCTTAACAATACATTGTATTGTGGTAAAGCTATCCATCCAAATAAACTATCTTTAGGAAAGTTAGTAGGGTCTCTAATAACTAGTGAGGCTGTAAGAACACAATTAAAAGCTGTTTCCTGAGGAACAAAATAACCTTTATAAAACGCTCCTATTGATTGCGGAGCCTCAATATTAAAATCCTCATAGTACTTAACTGCAGTAAGGCTTTTTATTTCACCATCTTTATATTGTATAATACCGAATTTTAAATCGTAAGCTGATAGAGAAGATAAAGATGGGTTAATTATAGAGGAGGATAGTGGTGGGTAGGTTTTAGTGGTAAAATTTTGATTATCTTTTAATTTAATAACAAAAGGAATTTCAGTTTTTTCCCAACTTATTTCAGGTATATTAAATCTAGTTGTAGAAAGTGTACCTTCACCGTCTATACCTGTTGTTGTAATAGATAAATTAGAAGCGGGGTTATGTCTTACTTTAATAATAGGTAATTGTGTTGACCTAACATTTTCTATACCGTAGGGTGGGTATGAAATATAATCGTAAGCATTGTTAATCTGAGAAAACTTGTCTCTAAACTTAGAGTTATCTATAGTAGCAAATAAAAATATGGGTGTTTCTCTTGTAGTATAGTTTTTTACTTTATCATCTACATAAAAAAACGATGCTGAACCTGATGAGCCAACAAATACACTATTTAAATCGTCTTTTTCGCACCTCTCTAATTTATTATTATTAATTCTACAATACAATTCAGTATTAGAAGTGATTATTCTATCTATAGCAGTAAATTCAAACGTTTGACCTACAGCTCTTTTTTCATAAAATCTACTAAGTGTACGCAAGTGCGACCATTTATCGTCATAAAAATTGTCTATGTTTTGATAATCACCCATAGCGCCGGAAGCATAAAGATTGAGAGTATAGCCTTCAGCGCTTAATGCATTATAGGATTGCCAGCTTGACTGCCTGCTGACCGTAAGAGGGTCATTTATCTTACTAGCCGGTACATCGTAAATAAATTTTCTATAATCATTAAAAAGAACCTGATCATTAACAAAATTATTAATTGTTATTACAGGTTGATATGAGCTGTCAAATGCATTTCCATATCTATCGTAAATTGTAAGTGTAACAGTGTAGTCACCAGGCCAAACATATCTATGCACAGCTGTTAATTCGTTGGAGTATGTACCGTCCCCAAAATTCCATCTTACAAGATTAGTAGATATATTTTGTAGATCTAATGCAGAAAACGTTTTAGCAAAATCAGGAAAAAATGTTAACGGTGTATTAGGAAGTGTAAAGCTTGACAATGTATCGGTATTAGAATAGTCGCGTACATTAAAATAAACGTAGTAATAGTTTATTTGATTAGACATTAGAACTCTCTTTGTAATGTTTGAATAGACGGTGTAATGACCTGTATCTTATTAGCAAAATCTAGAGAATTATTTAAATAAGGGAATTTAAAATAAGGTAGTTGTAGATCTTGAGTAATAATATTAATATCAGTTTCTGAATATACCGGGTTATATACTAATAAACTTATGCCCGGTACTTCTAATCGCTGACCACCTACCAATCTTACTGTTGAGATATTTTTTACACCTTCCAGAGATTTAATACGATTAGTAATATCCGTGAGACTAATCAACGCACCTAAATTATCTTTTAAAGTAGAGAAATAAGAAGAAAAAATATTTTTAATTTGATCTTTTAATGCTTCCGGATTTCGCTTGGCAGTTACTTCTCTAGTTATTTCTAAAAATGTGGTATCGGAAATAGAAGGTAATAGATCTTCGCCGGGTAAAGAAATACCTAAATCAATAGCTATATAAACAGGGTCATTAACAATAATTTCTGCTGTAGCTAACTTAACTTGCTGAAGATCATTTAAAATAATTTGCTTTTGTGCAGAGTTTAAATAGTTTGCACGGGTAGTTAATGATGTGAGCTTATCTAATTTTGGTACTGCATAAATATATATATTATTAAAATTGCAAGAATCGGAGAATTTAACTTGGTTAAATAAAATACGGCTTTCTAAATTAGGTTTGGTTATACCTAAATCAAAGAAATATTTTAAATGACCGGAAATGTAATCCCAGTTATTAACTGCTTGTACTGAAGAAATAATATTACTGTAATTTTTAGATAGATAATTAATAAAGTCAGAAGATGTAATTAGTCTGTATTGACTTCTAAAAGAATTTGCAGCGTTAGTTTTAATATTACTTACTGATTCTATGTCTACAAATGTAGTAGATGTATCAATATTAGAAAAATTAATATTGTTGGATTGCGTACTGTTAATCAATAATAGATTTGAAGGTATTACATCTGTCTTAACCTGTGAAAAGCGAGGTGTATTATAAAAGAATAGTTTGTTATTATCTAAAAGACCGGGGCCTATCTCTCCTTGCTTACCGTTAGACTGTAAGTAATAGATAGCCACTTCATCACCTACATTAAGCTGTTTTCCTGTAACATTGTTACCAAATTTAATTTCATATCTTTGATTTTCGTTAAGTCTTATTTCATAAACTTGTGAATTAGATTTTTCTAAAAACAATGATTGTGTAGGTGACCATTTTATCCATTTAGGTGACTCAACTGTATTGTCTCTAACATAAACGTCAATATTAAAGTGATCTAATACAACATTATTACCCGCGGGATCTACTACTGTGAGTGTTAATAATTCAAAAGGCTCACCGGTAGATGTATATGTTGGATATTCTACATATGTACCTTGGTATAGTAAATTATTTTCTTGCAAGTCGGTTAATTGCTCTACATCAGATGTGTTTTTCGAAAATGTTATATCACTATTAAAGGAGTAGTTTATACCGTTAATTGTAAAATACGAATAACGAGGTATAGTATAAATGTTAGCAGGTAGAGATTCATTAGCGTTAGCTAAAAAAGATAAAATAGCAGTTTGACATCCGATTGGATTATAGTTAATTAACTTGACTATCTTATTAATATTTTCGTACAACTCAGCTGTAGTGAAAGTACTTTCTGAGCTTGTTCTGTTTAAGTAAAAAATTAAAACGTGATAAGCATAGGCAATAATATCTATTATAGATGAGATATTACTCCCTTCAAAATTTTGATCTGTAAAAATATTATTATCGGTAAGGCGTGTATTAATTAAGCTTTTTAAGCTCAAAGCATCAAACGCAACGTAACCGTCTTGCGCTATATCGTAATTATTAAATGATGTTGCCATATTATGTATTTAAAAAGAATCCAGTAGTACTTAATGTACCGACTAGTCGAAAACTACGAGCTGTTTCAATAGAAGCTATTGCGAGCGTAAGAGTAACAACATATTGTTGATTCACTTCATCTACTGCTACGTCAATATTTTGTACTATAACTCGTGGCTCGAATTTTATAATAGCTTGTAATATTTCATTACCTATATTACTAGCGTTTGTTTCAGAAACTCTTGAAAACAAATATCTTTGAAGATTCACACCAAAATACGGGTTTAAAATGCGCTGTCCGGGTGTAGTTGAAATTAAGTTAAAAATAGAATTTCGTATAGCTGAATAATCATAGTCTATAGAGAGATCTTTAATTTCTTTACTTTTAAGTAGTTCGTTGTTTTTTGTGTAGTTAAACTCTAAATCTAGTTTTAAATCAGTATAAGTAAATTTACTTTGAGATTTAGTCTGCTCTGCTACTGAGTTTATTTTAATATTGGCCACATTAATATTTATATAATTTTTATTCTTTTAAAAATGGTTTTATACAAGTAAAAACAATAAATAATATTGATGAAGCGTAATTTTGTCAAGTTATTTGAATCTGCTATGACTAGGTATACTTTAAAGGGATTTTTAGCAGGAGATGTAGTTAAATTTAAGGAAGGTGCTTTTAATGATCCTTGGTTTAAGAGTTTAGGCAAAAATACACAAGAAAAACTACAGCAAATGGCTAATAGTGGTTTAAATTTAAGAATTTCTGTTATAAAGAATGATAGACCTAATGTATACGGTGCAGGTAATACTGATTATACTGGTAATGATTTTAATATTGATATAACATCCGAAATTGCACCTGGAAAATATATGGATTTTGCAACAGTACCGGCACGTATGCTAGAGCCGCTTAGTAGCTACCCTAATTTACCTCCTATACCTGATGTATTTAAAAAAGATGATCCGGGTAAAAGAGCCCATATTGATACAAAGAAAGTAAAAGATGAGCAAGAAGAAGTTCCTTTTTTATCTCCTGCACAAACTAGACTTTCAGACCTAGGTAATAAAAAATTATCTAAGGGTGATAGAACTCTTAATAATACCAATGTTAAGATACCTTCAATGCCAGTCAAAGGTGCAGCAGACCCTGCATCATATACATATAGTTATTTGCCTAAGAAATAATATTTGATAGCTGAATTAAGCAAGCATAGCAATTAATCTCTTGATCTACCACAAAACTACTTCTGTATATATGTTCAGCTAGAATTAATAAAAATTCTTTTTTAATTTTAATATCAGTTTCATTTTCATCAATATAATTAAACAAATGTCTCATTAAAGAGACATAATCACTATTAAATTTTGGTTCATTTTCGATTAAAGCTTTTCTTAATGCTGTTACATTTTTCTTTTTTACTTCGTTATAAATTAAGTCCAATACATCATTAGATTTTGAATCAATTAAATTTAATGCACCAGTACTAGAATATTTTTGAATCTCGTTAATCGTCTTTCTTAAATCGGGGTAGGTCGATTTTATAAATTCTAAAAGCTTTGTTTTCTGACCGTCCGGTATTTCAATCTTTTCTGTTTTTAAAATTAACGCGCAACGCTTTACTACCCCATCAAGAGGCGGTGTCAAGTCAAAGCTTTGACATCTACTTTGTAGCGCGGGTATAACTTTGTACTTGTAATTAGCAGTAAGTATAAATCTTGTAATCTTTGCAAACTCTTCCATAGTATTGCGGAGAGCACGTTGAGCGTCAAGAGATAGACCATCTGTCTCGTCTAAAATAATAACTTTTATGTTACCGTCAATACTTTTTGTTTGTGCAAAGCTAGTAACTTTACTTCTTATTGTATCAATACCATTTTCATCACTTGCATTAATATAGAGATATTGACATTCAAGTATTTGGTTAACGAGTATTTTTGCTAAAGTGGTTTTACCTAGCCCAGGTGTACCTAAAAATAATAAATTAGGGATTTCTTTTGACTTAATAAATGAATTAATTAATGGCTTGTTTTTCTCAGAAATTACAAAATCATCTAGCTTAGAAGGCCGATATTTCTCGACCCATAAATTATTAAATTCTAAATTCATTTACCAGAGGATCCAAAACCTTTTTCACCACGGTTAGATTCTTCCGCTTCACCCCAATCAATAGGCATAGAAATATTAAAGTAAATAGCAAATTGTGCAATTCTATCGCCTGTCTTGACTATATATGGCACATCTGTAAGATTATATAATTTAACCCCAGCGTCACCTCTATAGCCACAGTCAATAATACCTGGGTGTGACATAATACCGTGCTTAAATCCTAAACCGCTACGTGATTCTACTTTTATCCAATAACCTTCGGGTATTGAAGCAAATTTAAGACCTACTTCGACGACAGCACTACCCCTAGCAGGAATAACCTTATCTTCTACTGAATAAACGTCATAACCCGTATCAGATTCATTGTTTTTAGTAGGTAGTTTAGCTAAATCATGTGTTTTCTTAAACTTTAATACGGGGATAAAATTAATATTTGGATCTAATTGAGCATTATACATACTTTTATTATAATATAGGTTTATAAAGATCAACCGTAAATAAATATTAATATGAGTGAAGAGCTTAACGAAATGGTGGGTGATTTATTAGACCAATTAAATGATGCTAATAAAAAAGCTGAAATAGCTAAAAAAGAAACTAATCCTCTTACAAGGGAAAATATAGAAAAGTTTGTTGTCGAAAAAGCAGGTAAGCTTGTAGAAGAGAGTCTTGATGTAGTTACTAATGTAAAAGATTATATTTCATCTGCTCCGGAAAGTAAAGATGTAGGATCGTTGGCAGATTTAATAGCAGCAACATCAACCGCTATAGAGACTTTAAATAAAATTATAGTAACTGATAAGCGAAATGAAGCATTATTAAAAGCAAAATCTATGGATATTGAGTCTAGAAAAGAATTAAAAAATTCTGATAATGCTACAAAATTACTAGTAACCCGTGAACAAGTATTTAAAATGCTTATTGATAGTGCTAATAAAAGTGCAAAAATTATAGACGCAGAAGTTATAAATTAAAAATCTTTTTTATTATCGCAAGTAAAGAAGTTTTTATAATATTCATCCCATATTCTCTTAAAGTCAAAATCCTTTTTAAATTTCTCAAAAGCTTTAACAAAATCATCTTCTTTAGGAAATTTATCTGTTATACTTCTCAATTTAGCTTCAAAAGCATCAGGATCAAAGTCAATATCTTGATTAATTAAGTCATTAAAATCAATTTTGCCTACAACAGGTAGCTTAAAATCACATGCAATGTCTTTAGTTTGTTGAGCCTTATCTAAGATAGCTTGAGGATCGCGAGATAGCTCAGCAAAATTAGTATCAGTTGCGAGTGCTGCTATTTGTGGAAATGACCCTGTGCTTATTGAAGGTAAAACTACAGGCATATTCAAAGGTAGTTTTTGAGTAAGCGTATTTACATTATTAACTGAATTAGTTAGTAATGTTGCGGGCGATGGAAGCCCTTGAACGCTAGGTATATTGTTAATGCCAACTTTATCTATAGCATTATTAAGATTAGTTAAATTAGCGTTAGGTACTTTAATCTCACTTAAAGCTGCGTTAAGCTTAGCTTGAGCCGATTGAGTGCTGCTTACAGGCTTAGGTATCTTATAAGTTCTTGATTTATACTTAAACTTATCATTTATCTGTTGAGTGGTTAGGGTTTGTGAATTTTGTGAGGTGATTTTTACCTCACCTAAAGATTTTTCAATAGTACGTGTAGTTCTAGAAGCTTTTATTTTCTTTTGTGCAACATCAAGATCTTGCAAAACATTTTCCATGTTAACACTAAATTGTATTTTAGAAATTTGCTGTATATTACAAGAGAGATAATCTCTAGGGTTATATCCGGTTTTATCATTTATATTACTAAAATAACAAACATATTCGTATGTTCTATCAAATTCTGATGTAAGTTCTTTTACTAAGAAAGAAATGTTTCTATAAAAATTTTGATAAAAATTAATATCTGATACAAGATTTAATCCATGTGATTGCGTTGAATCTACAGCAATATTATAAGAATCATTTGTCCTTTGAATATTAATCAAATTAGTTTTCATTAGTGTAGATGTTTTAGTGCTTAATTCCTCATTAACGCTTTTAGCAGCTGCGCTTAATTTATTTTCTAATGAAACCGGTATAGTAGCAGGTGCACCAAAAGAGCAATTCAAGTCAAATAACGGAGAAACCGAATCATCAAATTTAGCTCTAGTATTAGCTAGAATGCCAATACTATCACTAGGCTCTAATAAAAAAGATTTTTCCTGCAATACAACTTCTTCTTGTACAATCTCGGGTAAAGAGCTTAATTTTTTATACCAAAAATAAATAAAATCATTATCCATTTTAGTAGATTCTAATTCATCTAATTTAGAATAATAACTAGCAAGATTAGTTATAGGATTTCCGCTTTTTACAGCATTCCAATAATTAATAGATGTTTTAGATTGAGGTGTTAAATCGCCATGTAATTCTCTTTTTCCACCAGCCACTGATAATTCATTTACAGATGCAGTTGTGCTTGAAGTTGTAATAGGTAGAAGCGAAGTTCCTGTGGAAACAAAACTAGGAGGTGGTGAAATACTATCCGGTGGGTAAACTTTTACTTTTACTACTGAAGGCGTAGTTCTCTCTAATCTTACTTGCTCTTCATACGAGTTTACATATACGTCAATTACGGGTTGGCCGCCCGTGTTTTGACTAGCAGTACGCTTGACTACCGCTTTACCTGTGTCCATTGCGAGATAACCATCGCCTAAATTAGGAATAGCTACATTACTACCATAGGGAATAATAGAATTGTCAACAGCTATACTTCTACCTTGCAGTAGTTTACCGTATATATTAGATTTTGCGCCTAATCCTGCGCGGGTATCAGGATCAGAAGTAGGCTCGTTAGGCGAATAAAATGTAATACGTGCTTCAACTTCGTAAGAACCATCTTCATTTCTATAAGGGTTTTTATTATTTAAAATAAGTGGAGGTTGTGTCGTACCTGCACCAGCAGTAAGTGTTTTAGTAGTTTTATTTTCTTCTAGCCCGGGAGGGTCATAAGACACACTACCTATAGAATTTAAATAATTTGTATATTTCTTTAAGAACTCTGGTGAATTAGCTACGTTGTTGTCAACTAATTCTGGATAACTAGTTTTAGTAGAAGTACGTATCATTATTTGCTCTTAGTATTTAAGAATAGATTGTCAAAACTATACGTCTTGACACATCTCAATTCATTAAAGTATTCATTACCTTCAAAAACATGTTTTACTTCTGTTACAAAATAAACACCTAACAATTTACTATCAAAATCGCTGTAAGGTTGTGCACCTTCCCTATTTACACCTATAAATCTACCCGCTTGTCTATGTGTGCTGCCAGGGACTCTAAACAATATAGTGTTGTTTAAAAATATATTACTAAATAAAGCCTTATTTCTACCGGTAGAAAGCCTTTGATCTGCTTCTTTTTGTACAATTGTAAAAACATTTTTAATATTTTTCTGCTGTAGTCTATACTCTCCGGGAAAGAAGTTAGAATATGCTCCATCATAACTCATTTTATTAAAAGGAAGTACGTAATTTTGATTGTATACACTTAAAGCTGAATTAATTGTATTTCTCTCTTTATCGATATTAAACGATTTTTCATCGTAATCATAGCTATGTACAACGTGAGTAACGAGCTCGCTTTGTGTGATTTGCCCGGGCATAGGGTCAAAAGAAAAGTTATTAACTATACCGTATTTACCTAAGAATATACCATTAGTTGGCGTAAAAGTAATGTTTTCTAGAATATACTCACCGCTGTTATCAGCATAAAGACCTAATTTAAAAGTTTCTAAATATCTTGTGCCTGATTGAGTAAAATTATTAAGAGCGCTTTTAAATATATTACCTAAACTCTGTAAAGTAAATTTTAAAGAATTTCGCTCTAATCTTAAAAATCCTTGATCGAAATTATCATTTTTATTAGATACATGCCTACTCATTAAATATTCTAAACTGTCAATACCCTTAAATTCCGCCGGAGAAGAGAAAAACACAGTTGTTGAACCTTCATCAAATTCGTCGTCACTTATATTAACTGGATAGCCATCGTTTGCATCAAAAAATTCCTTTAAAAAGCTTTTAATAGCTTTACCGGTCAATATAGCTCTATCAGAATTAGACAAATCATTAACATTTTTACTATTTAAATAATTTGCAGTAGAAAAATAAGAATTTTTTTCTCTTAATAGTTCATAATAAATATCCCAGAAATATAATTTTTTATATTTTTCTCCGGGCTTTGCCCCGGAAATTTCTTCTGTATTGTAAATTGAAAAATTAAATAGCAATCTAAACGGTTCATTGCCTTTAGTATTGCTAGCGTAAGTTGATTCACTATCATCTAGTTTAGGCATAATATCAATAATAATCATATCTCTTGAATCGCCTTTAAATATAAATCCTTTATTGGGTGTAAAGACAGATGTCTTAGCTAAAGTCTCTTTATTTGTTGAATCCGCTACTCTTTCTACCGCGTCAAATTCATTACGTAAAATAATATATCCTTTATGATAAAAATCTGTAAAATCGTCTTCTAAAACTAAAGAATTTACAGCTCCAATGTTTACTTCTTGATATCTGCCATCGGATGAAAATAACCCTATATTAAATCTATAGGGACTATTATTAATTACATCTTTAAACGAGCTACCTGGGGTTTCAATTAATGTTGTAGGCATATTATTAAACTAATGCTTCACGTATTTCACTTATAATATTAGAAACATACTGTGGTTTAATTATTTTAATAATAGTACCTGTATCCGGAAATTTAACAGGGTTATAGATTTGATTTGTAAGACATATTAACCACCATAAATCAATTGTTTTATAAGCATTAAAGCTAATTATAGTCCAGGGCATTTTTTGATTAATTTGTTGATAAAAAAGTAAATCAGGATTTAAATTTTGTGGTAAAAAAATAGATTGTAGCAAATTATAATAATATTTTTCTGAATCGTTTTTATACAAGCGAAAAATATTTTCATATCTTATATTTTTTAAGCTCTGTAGGCCCTCTATTGTATTTTGACGTTTGCCAAGCATATAATTATTTACCTAAGATAGGTGACTCCGGCACTAGGCTATTTATTGTACGGGTTGTAACTGCTCTCTTTTGATCTAGAACAGAATACATAAAATTCTTAGACTCTGAAATTAGACTCTTTAGGCTAATAGAAATTTGATAGGCATCTGGTATAATAGTTGTTATTTTTTGAGGTTTAGATGCCATACTAAATCCAAGTTCAGGGCCTGTTTTATTAAAAGTACCATTTAAAAAGTTATTAAGTGTTGCATCACCTTCAAAAAACGGTGTTAGTGTTGCTTTTGTTAAAGCTTCTAAGCTTTTGTTACCAATATAAGATAGATCAAACACAAGCTCTCTTCTTGAGCCTTGAAAAGCAACTTCAATTTGAGATATATAACAAAAAGGAAAAAATCTTACACCAGGTATCTCTACTTGATATAGAGCAGGTGGTTCAATAATAGAAACGCTTTTACGAGAAGGCTTGTTATTATACAATAATAAAAATAAAAGCTCCCAATTTCTTACTACATCTTCAAAAGTAACTGAACCGGTATTAATTAAAGGAAATGTACATTGAATTTCATCACCCTCTTCACTGTAATTAAAAAATTTAGATTTTTCAACAAAACTTATTTGCGTGGGCTGAGATAACATAGATACTGTTTCAGCAATATCGGTTGCAAAAGATGCTGCTTTCGAAAGTAACCCTACAAAAGGATTGCTTGAATCTTTAGAAAACGTGTTTACCTGTGAATTAGTTTTATCTTCAAAGTATGGTAATATAAACTGCCAACCTGTTGGCTCAGTAATATATAAATTTTTATAAGGATTTAAATAATTATTAGGGTTTGAATCAAATAAGCTATTATTATCTAACGTTTCAGGAGCAAAATTGCTTAATTTATTTTCTATATTTTCTACCGTTTCTCCGCTTATAAAGCTTGGAATAAAACTCTTAAATTCGTCTGGTAATTTTTTAAAAGCAGAAGAAATATTTTGTTTAGCTACACCGTATGAATATTTTAATTGCGAAACCAGTGCATTTACTTTTAAACGCTTTTCTGTTAATATAATTTTAGGCACCTCTTGTCTAGCTTCTTTTGTTTTTGAATAGGTCCAGTAAAAATCTGATACCACATCTACAGTAGTACCGTAAGAGCTGTTTGACGGGTTACTAAATCCACCACCGAATGTATTGTTGTTTGGTGCTACTAGAGTGGGTAGTGATACTTCAATATCCTTACCGGTAATTGAAGCGGGTGAAAAATTATTAGTATTAGGTGCAATGGAAAATACGTGATCCATATATTATATTTAATAAGCAAGCTTTCTACCGAACAAATCACTTCTATACTCTAGGTTAGATGCTGATTTTTGACTAAAGACCATATTACTCGAATTATTATTAACTACAACATTAGAGCCTTGAACTTCTTTATTCTTTAAGTCTTGTAAAAGCTTATTATTATTATCCATAAGCTTTAGTTCAGCATTATAAAGATTAGTTGTTTTTTCGAAATAACTATCAAACCTATTGCTAAGCTCTTCTACTACCTTTTTAAGATCTGCAACTGATTTATTTGTTTTAGCATCTATAGATTTTATGGCGTTTTCTAAAGGCCCACCTTGCTTTAATGCAATAATTTGATCTTGAGGATCAAATTTATAGGACTGACCCCGCGCATACAAATATCTGTCAGATTCGCTTTTTAAATCGCCAGCTGGTTTGGGTGCTTTTTCTGGTTCTTGATTGTCTGGAAGATCAAAAGGTGTTGCTTTTAATAATAATTTTTTTAATGTCTCCCATGAAAAAATACTTTTTATCCAATCAATAATCTTAAAAACAGTCTCTTTTGCCATATCAACTAAATTAAACATTTTTTTAGTTAAAAGATTTTTAACATTATTTAATTTTTTAGGAATTTCTTTAAATAATCCTATTACAAAATTAACCATTTTACCAACTATATTAAAAATAGCATTAAATAAATTCTTAGTATAAACCCACCAATCAAAATTTTTACCGTATTCTTTTATTGCGTCACCTGCATCTTTATTAAACCACCCTACTATCCACCCGACAATCTTAATAGGTATAGAATTAACTAAGCTTAGCAGCTGATTAACAAGCTGCAATATTCCGTTAATAAACCCATCGTTAAATGATTCAAATATTTTATCAATTCTATCACGTACTTCTGTGTAATCGAAAAGATCTAATCCTATTATTTGAAAAATACCTGTTAAAAACTCTAAAATACCGGTTACTACACCGGTTAAAGCTTTTTGTAAAAATGATTTGTCTTTTAATTTTGGATCGGTGAATGATTGATAAAGACCTACCAACACTTCTATAATAGCCATTATAGGTCCTAATGCATCACCGAGAATTTTACCGTACTTAAATCCAAATGCAAACCATTTACCTGCAAATTTAGCTATATCTTGAAATACCTCAAATATAGGTGTTAAGGCTTTAACTATTGCCCCACCACCGCCTCGAGGTACTAATGCGGTAAGTGGTTTAAAGAATTCACCTATTGATTCAAAAACACTAATGATCGATTTTACTGCTTTATTTTCTTTTACTGCTACAGTTATACCTTTAAATAAATCTTCTATAGCTTGAGTTATTTGAGTTAATTTGTTTCTTATCGATTGAAGTGGATTAAACTCTCTTACTGCTTTTGTAACATTATTAAAAAATGCTTTTATATCTGCTACCGCTTCTTCTACCATCCTAGCAGTATTAGAATTACGTATTCTTTTTATAATATCGGTAAATTTTCCTCTTACCGTAGTAAAAACTTCTTCTACATATTGACCTATTTTTGTTTTTCTTATTTTTTCTAATAAACTTAAAAATTTGCTTCGTATTTTACTAAAAACTTCTTCAAGTAGCTGACCTAATTTTGATTTTTTAAGATTTTCTAATACATTTAAGAAGCCTTTTTTAAATAACGTAAGACTTTTAGTAATTAATGAACCCCAAATTTTAAGTCTACCTATAGCACCTGATATAAACCCGATTATTAACCCAGCGGCAAACGCTAGTAAACCTAAAATAATTCTTAACCAGGGAAATTTATCTTCAGGCTTTTTAACATCTATATTAAATGAAAATGCATTCTTAAGAAGCTTTTGTAGATCTTTTTTACCATCTATAGTAAAACCATCTATTGCAATAGGCATTGCTTGATATAGTCTTTGCTTTTGTCTTAATCTTTGTGTCTTTTCTTTTTCTTTCTTTTCTTCGCTATACAATAAATCAGCATTAGTAAATCCTTGCTTATTATTGCTGCCTTTTAAAAAATTTAATATTAAATCTAGTTTTTTCGCCAAATCACTAGAGTCTAGGCCATCACCGTTCATTACAATTATTTAAGTAAAAATAACTGGTTTAAACTGTGAAAAGAGTGGGATCTATATCTATTTCTATCTGCTTATCACCGTTAACAAAGTATGTTTTTTCAAAAGCTTTTACTTTATTAATAAATTCAATTATTTTATTGTTAATGGTTACTGGTAATTTTTCTAATACTTGTACTTTTTGATTAATAGTTAATTCGTTAAATGTTATTTCTACGGGTTTTGAATTAATATCAATTGAAATAGTGTCTATATACTTGGCCAGTTCATGAATAAACACTTCACCGACTGCTTCTTTAGGTAAATCATCATTATCGGCTAAAGGTAAGAGTTTTTTTCTTGTTTCTGTGTTAAATTGCGAATCTTTTATAAGTGTGGGAATTTTAATTAGTACTTTAACACCCTCCTCTACAATTTCTGTTGACTTTAAATCATCCGGTAAAGAGAAATTGTTATTTGTAATAAAAGATAAGTCTATCTCTTCATTTTCTTTCTTGTAAATCTTGTTTAGTGATACAACTCTTAAAGCAGTAATCAAATAACTTCTATCAGAAACAAGAAATGAGATATTTTCTGTAGAATTTTCTCTAATAACATCATTTGCAAATAATGCAAAAGAAATACCAGCAAAAGATTTATCTAACGCACTTTTTACTGCATCTTTCTGCTGCTTTGTAGTGAGTCCTTTAAATTTAACCTTTTTATTAGCAGAAGGTACAAATATCTCAAATTCTCTTTTAATACTATCAAGAGAAATTAGAGCATCGTTAAATTTATCCATAAAACTATTTAATTACTGGGCCTTGTTTATCAATCTTCTTTTGTTCTTCATTCATTTTCTCTATTTCTTGTTCGTATATGTTAAACAAAATAAGATTTTCTGTCAAAGTGTTTTCGTCAATATAATTTGCTGCATAATGTAGTTTGCTTACAAGTATATAATGCAATTCAAATAGATTTTTAAGGTTAGAAGTATACAGTGCTTTTAAAATTTCAAATAATGATAAATTAAATGGTGATAATCTTAAAGGGTCATCAGGATTATTTGATAATACATCAAATACCAAGCTACTAAAGCTGTTTTCAACCGTACTACTAAAATCTTTTATGTGTTTGTTTACTTCAGCAGGTAATTCGTTAATAATTTCAGGACTAATTGTAATTTGTTTGTTATTTAGATATATTTTTGATATACTATTACTATAAGCATCAAATATAGTATCAAAATATAATGAACTGGGTAAAGAAATTTCAATTTCTAATTTATTACAATAAATTTTTTTTGAAAACGTAGTAGAAAAATCTAGACACTCGCTTAAAAACGGGGTAAGAGACTTTTTAAATGTCATACCTTTATCTTTAAACTCAATATCAGGAGAAATAGAAGTTACTCTTAATAGAAAAAGTGCACAAAACTTATCATAGTTATTAAAGCTACTAAAATTATCTGATTCAATAATAGATTTTTCTAAAATTCTATCAAAACATTCATTAATATGAGTATTATTCTTATTAACTAAAAATTTATTAATGAGTTTATAGTCCTTAAATGTTATTTCTTTTAATCTTACGCTTGTTTTCGTTGAAGGGATAGTAAAATTAATGTAAAATGACATTATAAGAAACCTACAGGGTTAATACTTCCTATACCATTTTGGAAGCTTGTTATTCTAGGTATGGCTCCATTCGCAATTCTATTAACAATGTCAGCAACTGGTAGATAGAGGTTGTTTTCCACAGTGTAATTTGAATAAGTCCAGCGAGTTTGATATGTTGTAAGCTTAGGATCACTGTAATCTAGTGTTTGTTCTGTAATTTGATAAGGCATACAATTGTAGAAATTAAAAACTTTACGAGGTATCATAGAAATTCCATGGTAAGTAAATGTATATTCTAGTAAAGTCATATTTACTTTCATGTTTCTTTCATCTTTTTTACCCGCTACATCCCCTGGGCGTGCTGCCATACCAAAATGTGATCCTAAAATTACCCAAGGCCTTACAACAAAGTCAATAAAAGAGGTGTTTGTCTCTCTAAAATCAATTACCAGGGTAGGAAATTCTGTATCTCTGTTACTTCCTAATACTCCAGGTAAAAATCCTCTATTATTTTTAATAGATGCAGTAGCTACATTGTATTGCTCAGTAGGAATTGTAATTTGATGTGCAAATAAACACCCTACAATCTTTTGAAGAGGAAAGCTTGTTAAGATACCGCGTGCACCATCAATATCAAACCCCTTTTTCGTACCGTCAATACGTTCTAAGCTTTGTATAATGCTTGTTCTTAATGCTATTGGGTAGTTATCTATTACTATTATCCATTGTGAAGAGTTTGGAATCGCAGTAAACCAAGATTCCATTTGTACCAAGAAATAATCTCTTGGACTAATGATAGGTACCCCGGGTATATTGAAACCAAACAGATTAACTGCTTGAGGAGCAAATGATGCATTGGTACCTTTTGCGAGATCAGCAAAATTATTACCTAGCGAGTTTAAAGCACTGGTGAACGGGTTATTCACCTAATTATTTAATTGAATCAGCTAATTATGACAGCTTTCTCCAATAGTGATAGGAGACTGTAGCAGTAAATTCAATGGTCTGACCGGTGCCTGCAGCAATATTATAAGTTAAAGGGCCGACATTTCTTACCGAAACGCCAACCAATTGATATTGAGCAATAGCGTTCATGGAATTATCGAGTTGTACTAAATCCATAATTGCTGTTTGCTTGGGCGAAAAATAATTTCCGGTAGAAGTAGCATCATCAAATATGTCTCGCGACCAAGTTTCAAACTTTTGACGGATTTGAGACTGCGAATCGGCGTAAAACAATAAGTCATAAGATTCGCTATTAGGATAAACTACATTACCAGGTAGGTTAAAGTTTAGCCCCATGTAAGGTACCTGTACATTAGTAATTGAACGAGCAGGAAGACTTGCTGTCTTAACATATACTAAGTCGTCTTGATCAAATGTTACTGTACTTGCACCACCGGTATTGATGGATAATACCCTAAAATTAAAATCACGTGCAAATTCTCTTGTAGTCGCTGCTCTATAAAAGTCTTGAATAAGTTGATTTACATCGGCCATAAAATTATTTATCTCCTAGCTAGGATTATGATACTATCTCCTGGAAGTTTGTACCGGTTCTTGTAGCGTAGAAGTTGCAAAGAATATATTCAGCAGCGCGAACTGGCTTGATGTATACATCAATTACCACGCTATTATCATCAATAACTGCGGGGGTGTTATTTCTTTCATCACAAATTAAGAGATAATCATATATACCTTGAGTATTCTTAGCATTATCAAAGATCGGTGTCAAGCTGTTTATAATTTGTGTTCTTGTAAACAGTGTATTTGGTTCAAATATAAAGTACTTAACTGTATTTCTTGTAGCTGTTTCTAGATTTAAGAAAAGTCTACGTACATTAATTCTATCAAATGCGCTAGGCTTCTTTTGCAGTGTCTTCTGACCGAAGATTACAAAACCTTCGGAGGGGAAGAATGCTACAGGATTTAGATTAATCTTATAAAGTTGATCACGCTGCTTTTGCTTGGGGTATATTCCAATATCAGTTACACCGGTTAGTATACCACGGGAGAACCCTGCAGGTGCATACCAAGGCTGGAAGTTTACATCAGTACCTGCCATAGCAGCTGCAGCAAATCCCGAGAACGGTACCCAAACTTGCTGATTTGTAGCTGAATCAGCTACTTTTACGCAATTTGCAAAAGCGCAAGCATAGTTTGAATCAATGCCCGAAAATTGATTCTTCAATGGCCAGTAAATGTCATCGGAAAATGTAGTAGTTCCAAGATCTAATGTCTTTACGTTGGAGCCTTCAACAAATATATTTGTTATTGCATCGGCAATGAATATGTGATCTTTACGATTTTCAGTTAAATTTAAGAACGGTGCAGCAACTGCATTGTATCTAGAAGCGGGTACCGGTAGTGTAGAAGGATTCTGTACCTTTAGAGCTTGGAGTAAACCATCATAAGGTACTGTATCATCAAAATAACCATCGGTAGAAGGGTTAAACGAATTAACATAAACGGTACCTAACCCGGCCTCTAGGGTAATATTAACAGGATAAAGATCAACATTGTTAATCTTCTCTAAAGCGGTGTTTAGTTTTGCAGGTATATTGCCTACAGCTTTAGTAGAAAGATCTTGATTATCATAATCACCTAAAGCGTAAAGTGCGTTTGTAGTACCATATGAATTGTTTAAGCTGGTAACTACAGCAGAAGGTGCACCAACACGAGTTGTGTAATTAGCTGCTGTTTCACCGTCGAGGGGTGTAGCAAGGCCTACGCTCAAAAAACGGGCTTTTTTACGAGGCACACCATTAAGATCTAACCAAGTATCACCGATTTTATTCGATACATAGGGGTTAGTAGCTATAGCAACATTGGTCGATTCACTGTTAACCTGTTCGATAAAGAAACTAATAGGCTGGCCTCCTGCTTCACTATTGATCTGTCTGTTAGCATCAAGAGAAGCTGAACGACCTTCTTGTAAAACATAGTCTAGAGCGATTGTATCAGGTGAAAATACCGATTGACGTAGTTTAAATACTCCTAAAGTAATAGTATCATCAAATTCATTCGAAGAAATATCAAATGAAGGTATATTTTCTAGTACTTCAGATACAGATCCCTGTAATCCTGCATTATCAGCAGATAAAGTAAAGTTCAATCTAACTTGAGGAATTTCTGTATAATCGTTATTATTAGAAATTACTCTTGTAGTAGAGTTTAGCGAATAAACTTTATTAACATCATTAAAAGGCGTGGCAGGATTCAAGTTAGTATTATCAATTAACCCGATGTACGTTCCTTCAAATTTTGTATTAACTGTGGATTGCGACTTGTTAAGAATAATCATCCCAGCTTTACCAAGCGAGCTAACTGTATTAAAGCTTATCGTACCATCGGTTGTTGGTGACCATTCAAAACCATCACCACGAAGAATAGATAGATACTCAGACTGAGTTAATTTTAAATGAGTAGGTGTACCAAAGAAATAAGAACCTGCACTAAAGGCAAGGTTGTTTGTAACGCTACCATTGGAATATCCGGCAACAGGGTAAATTAAAGCGCTATATTCTTCACTTGTATCAACACCGCTACCAGTACCATAAGGAAGTCTATATACTAGAACGTTTGCTGGAGAATTTAAAACGGCTTTAGCAGAATGGTAAAAATATCTTTCCGCAGCGTTTGTTGGTGTACCGAATACTTGTTCAAATTCGGAAAGTGATGTGATTGTGATGGGTTCGGAAGAAGGGCCTTTTGCAGCAAAACCAGGGACAAACACTGTTGTTGCTGGTACTCCTGCATTTGCTAAAGATAGGTCGATCTCTTGAATCTGAACTCCGGGACTTTGAATTGTGCGCGCCATATAAAATATTTATGTTTTTCCGATCAAACTTTTAAAAATTCTTACAAATTATCTATCTGTTCAACGAGATTGACTTCCAGCTGTGAATATTCAAAAGTGAAGGAAGTTTCTAATTCTGTTGATGTTCTATTGTTAAATTCAAGAGATCCTACAGCTGTAGGGAAAGAACTTTTATAGACAAATTCAATTATTCTCTTATCATATTCATCTAAAACAAATAAGGAAAAATCAGATCTATACTTAAAATAATCAGCACCTGCATTAATAGCTTTTTGACTAATATTATCTTTTATAAGATTTTCTGCATCAAAAATACTAAGATCTGCATTATTTAAAATATTTAGCCATTTATATATTAGCCAATAATTGTTAAATCTGTTGTCGATAGTAAAGTTTACAGTAACTGGGGGGTAGGGTTCTCGAGAATAACTCGAACTTGCCATGGTCTGTCCTGAATAACGAACTTGTAAAGGGCTAACTTGTACTTCTGGTACCGTTACACCATAAACAGAGAATTGTAATGCATCAGGAATTACTGTTTCATTAGTGCGTTCAAATTTACGAGAAATATCTTTTAAACATTTTGGTAAATTTAAAACAAATAAAAATTTATCTTTACGCGCCTTATTAAAAGGACTCTGATTATATGTTTCTAAATTTGCCATAATTTTACATGTTTACTAGGGACCCCATTATGCTCAAAGACCCGGCGGTACCTGACCAGCTGCTGTTCGTTATTCTTACCTGGTACCTGCTATTTACTATTTGCCACTGTACTCCAGGGTCGCTAGGAAATCCTGTATTCTTACCCCATGGGGTATTGGCAAAAGGGTATGATTTATTAAATCCCATTTCATGATATCTGTACGCAGTGCCGCCTAGGTCACCAGATATTTGAAGTTTGTACACGAACATACCGTGAATGTCGCCCCTGCTCACATCATACCACGTATTGACTTGCATAGAAGGAAAAGTTCTTTCACCAAATTCCATACCTGCAATTCTTGAAGCAATTTTATTTTGATCACTTTCAACAACCTGTAATTTACAGTTCGGAGTACTAGTGCCTATTCCTGTATCTCCTGCTAAATAATTCTTAGCATTAGCGCTGTAATCATTAGATTGATAAATTCCCCAACAGTTATTAATTTTTGCACCAGAAGTTCCTGATATAGAATCAATGTAAATTCCGTAAGAATTTTCAATTGTACCGGTTGGTGTATATCCTTGAACGGCATTCGAATAAAATCCGTGTCTACACCATATACCGAAATTTCGATCTAAGGTACCTTTAAAGTCTGGGTTAACAATATAACCTTGTACTGCTAGTCCAATTTTATATCCAGCATCTCTAACACCTGGAGCAATTTTTACGTTCCATAAATTACACTCTGCAGCTATGGAATAATCTGTGGTATTAGATGATATGTTAGATTCAGCAGCTCCTATACAACACTCTCCTTTAGCATTACTTTTGAGTATTACGTTTTTAAATGTAGTATTGCTTACACCCTGTTGCCCATTTCCGGAATTATAGGTGCCAGCACGTGCTGATAAGAGATAAGTTTGAGTACCATCAGAAACCGGTACTAAAACTGGTGAAATTGTATCAGATGCATTAGGTAGCTGTGATATCGTTACATCGGCCATTTAATTATTTATGATAAACGGCGGTAACCTTGTGATTCTAAGTCAGCTATTTCATTAAAATCTTCATTACCATTTTGTGATATTACAATAGGTAAAGGTGGTACACCATCTATACCCATTTTTTCATTACTATATATAGATGTAGGATTCATAAAGTATTTGATTCCATAATCTAATGACTTTATTTTTTGAGGCTTCTTATTCTTATCATATTCTACCACTTCAAAGTATTTTTCGCAAAGATCAGTTTCCAGGATCATTAATCCCCATAATAATGACATTACCCTATCGTCCCAACTATCTGATCCTTCTTTTGCCGCCCATGTACCGTTTGGGTATCTTACAAAACCTTTAAGTTCGTTTAAAGTTTTAAAGTCCCTAATTTTTAATGCACGTACTTCATTCATCCAGTAACGCATATTCACCACACCTTTATATTTGGTATTAGTATGTGCTTGTACGCCAATCTTATTAAAAGATACAGGGCCGACTTTAGTTCCATACGAAACAATATTTTCATACGCGTGAGTATTTTTTAATTGATCTACGACTTGTGCTCCACAATTATTCCTTTCTATCATGGCAAGAGGAGATCCCCAGTGCTGTAAAACTTCATAAACTTTAGAGGTAAAATTGTAGGGGCTAATTAAACGGTCGTGATAAACTGCAACCTGTTTTATCTCTCGTAAGTCAGTTAAATCTAAAATTTGTATCACGCTTGCCGCGGCACCTACACCTTCACTTATGTCAACACCGGCAACGTAAATATGATCTTTGTTAGGTTCATCCCACAGCAAATATTTTCCCTCATCAAAAACAAATTTTGGTTCAGTACATTCCGCTTTCATGTCTTCAAGCAGTTTTTCATCCAAGGCACTTTCCCCTGCTTGCAAAAATACGTTACCAAACTCTTGATCAAATACTTCCCGGCTGCCTAAAGTTTTAATAGTCTTTTCTTTCCACGCCTCATCACGACCAGGGAACTCCCACCAGTCTACTTTTTCAGAGTGCCAATCGTTCCTACCTTCTGTGGCACCGGTATAAAGATCATGAAAAAGATTACCCGTACCGTTTGGTGTAGAAGCAACAAATATCTTAGATTTTTTGGAAGACGAAATAATAGGATATACAGAACTCCAAAATTGCTCGACAAGATGATTGTCAATAAATGCCAACTCGTCTAAGATTAGTACGTTACAGCTATCGCCTCGACCAGCATCACTACTAGTTGTTGAAATACCAATACTTGACCCGTTTCCCAGAGACATTGATGTTTTCCCGTATTCTACGGTTCCTGGTTTAAGGTAGTTTGGTAGTTTCTCATAAGCTAATCTAACTCTCTTAAAAATATTAATAGCGGTTTGCTCTTTATTAGCGACGATAAGAATACGTTGGTCTTCAAAAAAGCAGGCCATCCATAATGCATATATTGTCATAAGCGTTGTTTTCCCTACTTGTCTCGATGCTAGTAAACAAACAAATCTATTATCTCTCAAACTTCTTAATATTCTCTTTTGATAAGAATGAAGTTTAATTTTCATTTTACCTTCATCGAGATTTGTAATGAAGAAAAAGTTTTCTGCAAAGTATAATATGTTCTTTCTTGACTTAGCTATATCTTCTACCCACTCCGGATGGGCTTCATAATCAAAAACAGCATCTGTGGTGGGAAGGTTTTGATTACCTAAATAAAATTGACTTTCTTGTTTTTTAGGCATATATAATATAAATACTTAATATGAACCGGACCAGAACGCTAGTAGAAATGGGTAACTTCTACGAAAAGAACATTATAGAAGAAAAGAAGTCAGTATTTCCCCCTAAGGATACTTTTAAACTAGCTACAGATAAGAAGCCGGTTGATGCTAAAGCAGATCCTAAGGCTTTTATCAATAAGAAATCTGGCCCAGAAAATGCTGATGGTTTTAAGAAAGATTTAATTGATCCAAAAACCGCTAAAACAGATAATTTCTTTGAGCCGAAAAAATTCTCACAAAATAATGAAAAAACAGAAGTACAAACAATAAATAATTGTATGAGTAAATCTATTTTTGATAAACTATATGAGGACGTAATGTCCGGCCAGCCAGAGGATCTCGAAGCTAGCGACGCCGAAGCCCTTGGTCTTCCCGGTGATGATGCCGGAGAGGACGTTGGTGGTGAAGAAGTTTCTTTCACCTTGTCTCGTGATGTTGCTCAAAAGCTTCATGATGTTTTAATGGCTGCCCTAGGTGCAGAAGAAGAAAAGGCTGATGAAACCGGTGGCGAAGAGGGCGCTGGTGAAGAAGCCGCTGGTGAAGATGAACAGGTTG